CTGATATCAACTGCAGCTAACCAGTGCGCTGCAGTCTATCTTTGTATTCGTTCTGCTGATTCTTGAACTTGCTATTCTTTCTTCCCTTTTGTCTATGCTCTGTGATTATCTAAGACCTGGTGATTATAGAAAAGTGCTTAAGTATCTTGAAACGTTGGACCCACTTGCTAAGGCGTGGGTCAAAGCAGTCCATTTATTAGTTCGTCACACAATTATCGAGTGGAAAGACGCTTTCTTCTGCTTTTCTTACTTTAAAGATAATTATCAACCAGAGCAAGTTAAGGCTATGTTCCATTTAATTCAATCTGGATCCATCATCTTCAACTATGCCACCGCTCAGCGTTTTCTCGCAATTGCTTGCAGTACAAAGAGTGGTGTAGATGCTCAAGTCAAGGCTATTAAAATTTGTTGTAAAGAATTTGACAACAGAGAGAAGAAGTTCGCAAATCAACAGTTTGAATCTTTCGACCATTTTCGTAGTGTCAACATTAAGTCTGTTACTCCTGTTTCTTTTAAAGGATTACTTAACTTTGGAATTGCGAAACAGCCCGTTCGTTATAGATTCTTTACGGTAACTAGTGTGGATGTTGCTGCTCCTATTGGCACACCATACTCAAATGAATGTGATCTATGTGGTGATAGCGCACGTATGCATGTATCTGATCATCAGTGCAAGTGTACTTCACCCCACTCACACTATGGGTGTTTTCGACTTTGGTATAACACTGTTGGAGATCCTATGTGCCCATGGTGTAGAACCCCTCATACCATACCGAAAAATAAACTAGTTGATGACATATTTCGCACTGAAATTACAGGCTCTGTTAATCAAAATATGGCAGCGAACATTAAGAAGATGGATCGTCCTAATACTACACTCAAGAGTGACCCTCGAGATATGCTGAATGCGTACAAACGTTGTATGGTTGCTCTTGATGTCGGACCCAAGTTTAATCCTCCAGATTTAAGAAAATTGGAGACGTGGGATATGAATTATCCCCAGGATAGCAAAGCGGGTTTATACTTCAATACGAAACAAACTACACAAGATGAGAAGTATACTTTTAACCCCACCAAGAAAGCGGTTTTCGATAGATGTAGAATGAGAAATGTTAACCGCTTGCGCCAATATGATCATATGTTTACAAGCAGAAGCCTAACTCGATGGAGTATGGAAGAGCTCATATTTGGTGCTACAGTGTCAAAACCCTCCTTTAAAGTCGAAGTTAAGAAAGTAGACGACACTGTATCCAATGAAGAATTGGCAAAATTAGATGCAAATGCCCGAAACGCTTTAGTTGCTCCACGAACATTTTTCATGCCTACAATGAGAAAGTTTTTAGCTGACAAGATTATGTGCTTTCCCGGTTTTCAGTATAGATATGATCGTGGTCCTATAATGCCGGGTTTTGAATGGGCTAAGGGTGGAGCTGCCAAATTGTTCCGATGGCTTAAGGGAACTCTACCGAGTGAAATCCCTACACACTATTTCTTTGAATGGGATCTCAAAGGAATGGATCAAAGTGTTAAGGCAATGCAGATAATAATGAATCTCCTAATGTTTTTGTGTGACTATCATGGTGCCACTTTAGATAACAAAGAAATGGAAACAGAAATGTATATTCTTAAAATGCTGTTGTTCTGGTCCGCGGACAACAGTGCAGTT